CATGTCGGCCCCTCCCTGTTCACGAGCGCCACGACTTCCCGTTGCGCTTCTCGTACTGCTGGATCGCTGCCACGACGTCATGGCCGTTGCTGCCCGGCGGCATGTTGATGGTGACGTTCATGCCGCCCCCGACACCGATCCGGTTGTTCGGGATGACGGTGCCGCTCCGGCCGGGCACCACGATCTCCGGGCCACGCTCACCGACGATGTACGGCGTACCGGCAGTGACCGGGCCGCCCATGGCGCGCCCTTCCATCTCGTTACGCAGATTGCCGCCGACGAGCTGGCCGCCGATCGACACGACACGGTTGCGGGCCAACTGGTTTAGGCGGCTCTCGATGGCGGCGATGTTGCCTTCGTCGAGAGTGGCGATCATCTGCGCCTTCGTCTCGGGTGGCACGTTCTCTAGCGCCATCACCATCTCGGCGATGTCTCGGGTGTAGTCGCGAGTCTCCTGGGCGCTGCGGCCCGTCTCGGAATGGTAGACGTACATCTTCTCGAAGAAGCCGTCCCATGCGTCCTGCTGGTCGAGGCTGCCGAGGAACGCCTTGTAGGTGTCGTCAAGTTCGGCGGTTGCCGCCTCAAGATCCTCGACGTGTGTCGTCGCAGTATCGACCGTCGGCACGACCCGCTCGGCGTACATCGCCGCCATTGCGGCGGCGGCATCGGTGCCCGCCTCGATGGCGGTGGTGCCATCCTCGAGGTTGCCGGTGAAGTAGTCCCAGGCGTAGCTAATTCCATCCGTGGCGGAGACGTTGGACCCGATCGCATCGGTGAACAGGTCCATCGCTGAGGTTGCGACATCGACGGGGCTGGTCAGTTTCTGTGCCCATCCGGCGAGGTCGGTGTCGGTGACGTCCTCCAGCGCTGCACTCAGTTCGCCAGCCTTGTCCGTGACGAACGAGACCTTGTCGGCCATGTCGCTCAGCACCGGGACGAGAGACTCGCCCACGGTCATCATCACGGCCTGCAGTCGGTCGTTCAGGTCGTCCATGCGCTCGCGGAACTCGCGAGCCTTCTTCAACTCGTCCTCGTCGATCACCTGGGCGTCAGCGACGCCAGCGAGCGACGCCTTCAGCGATGCCGACCCTTGGCCGATCAGCTCGGCCATGCCCTGCCAGCCCTTGCCGAGCAACTGCGACGCAACACGCGCCCGCTCAGCCGGGTCCTCGATGGCGTTGAGCCGGTCGACGACGTTGAGGAAGGTGCCGTTTACGTCGGTGGCGCCGGTGTTGGTCTTGGCGATCTCGACGCCGAGGTCAGTGAACAACTGCGGCGAAGCGCCGAGCGTCTTGTTCATCTTGCCGAGCGCCGATTCGACGGTTCCGGCCTCGATGCCGATGTCGCCAGCCACCTCGATGAGGCGGCTGGCCTCATCGACGGCCACGCCGGTTGCATCGCTGAACTGACCGGCGGCGAGCGCTGTGTCTTGGAACGCCTTGACCGACTTCACGCCGAAGGCGATCAGTGCGCCGCCGGCGGCGAGGGCGAACTCGGCGGCGTTCGCCTTCACCGAGTCGAAGGCGACGTTGCCCGCCGCCTTCATCTTGCCGAACGCACCTTCGGCCTTGGCCACCTCGCCGCGCATCTTGCCAAGCCCCGACTGGGCCGGGCCGGTGACGAAGTCGATGACGACTGTGAGCTTGTCGCTGAACGCCATCGGTCACCCCCTGGTGATGCGTCGGAACTCGGCCTGCAATGCACGCCAAGCGCCATCAGTGCCGCCCTTGCGCTCACGCGCAGCGGCGATCGTGAAAGTCCGCAGGCCACGGGACGGCCCGTACGACGACGACGCCCTCGGGCCCTGCGGTGTCGCCACCACCCGGCCAGCGGTCGGGCGGCGAGCCTTGCGGCCGTTCGCCCGCGGGTAGATCGACCCCGACGCCTTGCGGCCCCGCTCGGCGAGGAACCACACGCCCGACGGGCGGTGATTCATCGACAACTGCCAACCGGCCTCGTCGTAGCCGAGCCGCAGCGGCACTCGGCCACCCTTGAAGTTCGACATGGCCCGGTCACTGCCGAGGGTGTCCTCGGCCGCCGACAGGCCGCCCTTCTTGGCGTCGCCACCAGCCGCACGCATGATGCGCCGCCGGGCGTCGTCGTCGAGCGTCGATTCCAACTTGCGCAGATACGCCGAGATGGCCGACGCCTCGAAGCCGACACCGCTGCCCGCCACGGTCAGGCCGTGAGGCGGGTGACCACGCCGGTCGTCGGGAACGACAGCGACACCGTCGCCAACTCGCCGACGCCGTTGCTGATCGGCGTGTAGCCCAGGTTCAGGAATCGCAGCACGTACGACGGGTTCGTCGCCGACCGGGCCGAACTCGTCGGCTTGATGTCCATGTACAGCGAGGACGTCGAACCGAAGCCGAGCGTGCCACCGAGACCGAAGATCGCATCGACCTGCGAAGCGGCGAAGTCCTGGTTGAGGGTCAGGTTCACGGTGCCCATCTGCAGGCCACCGCTCTTCTGGCGCCAACCGGCCGAAGCGAAGTTCGTGTAGTCGAGCTCCTCGGCCTCGAGGCTCAACTCGACCTGGGTGACCATCGCCGAGATGTCGGTCGACGTCGTGATCGTGCCCGACGCGGCGGCGCTGCCGCCGGGAGCGGTGCCGGTCCATGCGGTGCCGGTCAGGATGGTGGCGCTGGTGAGAGCGAAGACGGCCATGACGGCTCCTTCTGTGCTGGTGTGGGGGTACGCGACGAAGCCGCCCGGGAATCAGGCGGCTTCGAGCGAGGGGTGAAGATCAGGCGGTGGCGGCAGCAGCGACGAAGGTCACCGACGTGAAACCGGTGATCGTCCAGCCGAGCCGGATGTGCGTCTCTGAAGCGATCGGCCCGGCGACACTCGCCAACTGGTGCCCGACCGCAGTGAACGACTGCGAGGTGATCTGCGTCGTTGCCGACGGGAACCCGACGGCGTTGTCGCTCTGCACCGTGAACACGATCGAACCGGTGCCGGTCACGCTGAGTACGTGGAACGTGGCGTAGAGCCGCTGCCCGGTCGTCGGGAACGTGAACGCCAGAGCGGTACCGCTACCGGTGGCGGCGCGAGCCGCCGACGGGTGCAGCACCTGGCCGCGGGCGACGACATCGGTGCCCGCCCAGTTCAGCGTGAACCCGGCTGCGTCGCCGACAGCGCCAGACAGCACCGTGTTCGCACCGAGGCGGCCCTGGCCGATGAAGGCCACATCGCCGGCCGTGGCCGTCGACGTCGGGGCGATCGTGAACGTGTCCAGTCCGGTGAGCGCACCGACGCCGAACACCGGCTCGACACCGGTGGTGGCGAAGTCCTGGAAGCCCTCGGCCGATGCGCTGAACGACTTGAGCCCACAGATCTTCTGACGCCACCCGCCCGAGGCGAGCGTCGTCACGTCGATCTCGTCGGCAGACGCCTCGAGGGTGACTGTGCGAGCGAAGGCAGCGAGTTCGAGCGTGTCGACCACGGCCGACACAGACGTATTGGCGTAGACGGGCATGCCCTACCTCCGGAGCTTGATGCCGACAGCGAGCACGGCCATCACCGCCGCCGAGCCGTCATCGGCCCCAGCGCGTGACAGGCCCGACGCAGTGCGGACGATGGTGTTCTCGACGGCGCCGCCGAGCGTGCGGTCGGCGCTGATGGCGTCGATGATCGAGTTCGACATCCCGGCACCCGCCGACAGCATGTCGAGAACGGCGATCTGGCTGTCGATGTCGCTCGTCCCTTGCGCCATCACGACGACCTCGAGCTGCACGTCGACGAGCGGCGCAGCACCGAACGATTCGTGATAGGCGACGAACTGGTCAGCGGGGCGCACGATGGCGCACGGGAACTGCGGCAACGTTGCGGGTTGCAGGTCGTAGCAGGCCAGCGCCCGAGACGTGTTGGCGTCGATCTGATTGGCGAGCGCCGTCATCACGGCGCGCAGGTCGAGCGTCGCCATCAGAACACTCCGATGGCGTCGACCGGCGTGGCTGATTCCTTCACGAACGGCTTCAGCAGTTCCTCGACGTACGGGTTGAGCCGCACCCGCAGCGAGCCGAACTCGCCGAACGCAGCGACACCGTTCCGGGTGTCGCGCTGCATGAGGATGTCCTTCGCCAGGATCTTGGTTGCCTCGATCACCGGGGCGGGCCTAACTGCCCAGCCCCACGCCGCCGTCACGACGATCGTCGCACGGCCCTCATCGGTCGCGTCGATGTACCAGTCGCCGTGGATGCGTCGGATCTGGTCGTACGGCACCGCCAGGCCGCTCGGGCGGCGACCGTTCAGCGGCTCCAGTTGGTAGCCGCTGGCAGCGATCGTGTCGCCGTTCTCGACGACCGACGTGACGCTGGTGCAGTCGTCGATGATGACCAGGCGGTACGACTCGGGCACGAACGAACGCGCCGATGGCGCACCGGCAATGTCGAAGCTGCGCCCGCAATGCTCGTTCACGGCGATGACGGCGGCGTCGATGCCAGCCTGCAGGATCGAATCCTCGGCAGTACCGAGCTCGTTGCGCACCCACGACTTGAAGTCGGTGAGCGAGACGTAGGCCACGTCAGCCCTCGGCCTTCACCTTGGCGGGCTTGGCGGGCTTGGCGGCGACCGGCTCGTCGGCGACGAACAGGTGCGGCCCAGCCTTCACCAGCGGGTGATCGGCGGCGAGCACCGCGCCCGCCTCGTATGTGCCCGATGCGTGATGCACGGTCTCGGTCAGACGAGGCATCGCCCCTCCTCGATGTTGCGCACCTGCAGCGGTGCGGACGGAATGGACAGCGGCACGGCACGGTCGATCACCAGCGCCACCCGTTCGGTGTCGTCGGCGTTGACCACGCTGTGCCAGTCGTGGTGCGCCACCCGGAACGGCACGCCGACCTTGTGGTGCACCGGGGTGCCGCACTGCAGCAGGCAGCCGGCCGTTGTAAGCGGCAACTGCCACCGCTCCCAGTACGGCCCGGCGTCGATGTGTTCGGCGATGAAGCCGCCAGGCGCAAGACCCGACAGCCACGCCCCGTGCACCGGAGCGAACTGGGCGAGCACCTCGGCGAAGCCGGGCACCGCCAGGCGACCGGCGTGCACGATGGTCACCTGGCGGTAGCCGTCGTGCACACCGGTCTCGGTGGCGCTCGACCTCGCCGACCACAACGGGCCGACGAGGTCGAGCAGAGCAGCGAGTTGGTCGGTGCCGACTCGCTGAGGGGTCATCAGGTGACGTTGAGGAGGCTGATCGCCTCGGGAACCACGACTTCTCCACCGGTTCTCCAGAATGCGAAGAAGCCTGCCTGGCCCGTGGGGCGGCGGTTGGCGCCGAGCACGAGGTTGTCGTAGTAGACCTCGACGCCGACCCGGTCGACGATGATGTACGCCTGCTGCCAGTCGCCGTAGGCGAGCACGTAGTTGTCGGCCAGGGCGGTGATGGTGCCGTCCATGTCGCTGGTCTCGTAGATCGGCTGACCGAGCAGGTTGGCCGGTGCGGCCGCAGCGAGCTGCGCCCACAGCGCCGAGCCGCCGTTCGTGTCGAACTGACGGATGCGGTTCATGATGGACACGTTCGCCATCCACGCCGACCGCGAGTTGCGGAAGCGGGGAGCGAGACCGGCCTGCGTGTTGTACACGTCGGCGACGGCGAAGGTGTCGGTCGTGGCCGAGGCCACCAGCGAACCGGCGGCAACCTTGCCGGTGATGAAGCCCTGCGGGGCCGAGGTGCCGTTGCCGGTCGTGAAGGCGGTGCCCTCGAGGCGGTCCTTGGCGTCACCGATCAGCGTCTGCACCTGCGAGGCGAAACCGCTGTCGGCGAGCACTTCGTACGAGCCGAACAGGTAGGCCGCACCCTTGAAGGTGGGGATCGCCGGCTGGGCGAACGTCGGCGACGCATCGGCCGCTTCGGCGCCTTCCGCCAGCCACTCAGCCGTGACACCGGCCGAGGTCACGCCACGCCACTCGTTGGAGCCGGCGATGGTCTCGACGCGGGCCGCCTGGCGCACCGGGTTGGTTACGCCGGAGTTGGTCAGCATCACCGAGGGGTCGAGGATGTACGGCACCATCGCGCCGCCGTTGGCGGTGGTCAGGCTCATCGCCGCACGCTCGAGCAGCGGACCGAACGAGCGGCCCTGCGTCTTGACGAAGGTCTCGAACTCCTGCTGGTACTGCGGCGAACCGGTCAGCAGGATGTACTCGGCGATCTTCGGCGTGTGCTTGGTGCTGCGCTCCAGCAGACGGGTCGTGGCGTCGCGCTGCTCGTCGGAGTAGCTCCGCTCGGCGTTGCGCTCCACGGCGGTGATGGCCCGCTCGACGATGTCGTGGGCGTTGGACGAACGGCCCGCACCCTCGATGTCGTACAGGTCACGGTCGGCGCTGCGCTTCAGCACCGTCGGGGCGACCACGTCGCGGCTGTCGCCGGTGATGGTCTTGATCTCGCCGCTGCGGATCGCTTCGATCTTGGCGGCGCGCTCGTCGAGCTTGGCCACGTCGGCCTCGATCTCGGAGTAGCGGGCGGCGTCGGCCTCGAAGGCGTCGGCCTGATCGGTGGTCAGGTTGTCGGGGTCGATGTCGGCGAGTCGGGCACGGATGGCCTCGGCCTCGGCGACGAGTGCTGCACGGTTCATTGTGCGGTCTCCTTCGTGAGGATCAGGTCGCGGAGGCGACGCTGGGATGGGGTGAGGACCACGACGTGCCCGGTGTCGGGCGAGGAAGTGGGGGACGACTCGCTGGGCCCGGTGACGGGCGTGAGCGAGGCGAGCAGGTCGGCGAGACGGGCGCGCATGGCGTCGTCCTCGCCGAGAATCAGGGCGAGTTCGTCGTCGCTGAGCGACGAGAACTCCGAGCGCACCGCCACGATGGCGGCGTCTGAGTAGGCCGGGAACGGCGTCGGGCCGTACTCGACCATCGCGATCTCGGTGCGTTCCTTGACTGCCAGGCCGTCGACCTTGCCGGCGGCCTTCGTGGCCCGGAACTGGCCCGAGAACGACATGCCACGCAGCGCACCGCCCTCGGCGAGGGCGAGCACCTCATCGCCGAGCGGGGTGGCAGCGATGTCGGTTACCGTCCACAGACCACGCCCGTCGGCGCGCACCTCGGCGGGCACACCGATCGGCATCGAGTACCGCTCGCTGGAGTCGCCGTGAATCGTGCGGCCGTGATTGAACAGCACCTGGAAGTTCGTGCCGCGCTGGCCGATCGTACGATCGAACGCCGTCGGGGCGATCCGCTCGAGGTAGTGACCTTCCCGGTCACGGATCTCCTGGTCGCGGCCGAACACGGCCGCATAGGCGAGCAACTGGCGGCCGGTGGCCGTCGAGCGCACCTCGAGGTCGTCCAGGGGCGCGTAACGCTCGAAGGCGAGCATGGGGCCTCCTCTGTGAGGGTCGGTCGCCGTCAGGCGGCGAGCAGGACGAGAGCGAGGGCGATTGCCTCGTCGTCGTCGTTCAGGTCCGGCAGTCGCTCGGTGAGCAGCCGGAACTTGTTGCCAGGGCCACCACCCGGCGACGGGGGCGGCTCGGGCGGTGTCGACCCCTGTGACTGCAGCAGCGTGAGCAGCACGGCCGCTCCTCTCGACTACAGCGCCTCGAGCGTGGCGATGGTGTCCTCGGTGATGGCGATCTCCGCGTCGGCAGCGGCGATGGCGGCCGTGTCGCCGAGGCGCACCGCTTCGGCACGCAGCACCGTCTGACGAGCGACCCACGTACGGGCCTGACGGATCAGGTCGTCGACGGTCATCAAATCACCATCGCCCGGAGCATGACCGTGCTGGTGTTCAGCACCATGTAGACGTAGTCGATCTCGGTGGCGCCGTCGGCGTAGTGGACGTCGAAGCTCGTGTCGCCGGCGATGGCTGCGCCCTGGGTGTAGGTCATCGTCGACCAGCCGTCCTGCTCGCTGGTCACGACGTTGTGGCGGAACCACCTGCCCGTCGCATCCTTCTGCACGTAGATGGCGTTGTTGCGGTAGACGTACTTCGAGCCAGCACCGAACACCTCGGTCGCCGGGGCGTACGTCAGAGCGCTCGCCCAGGTGTTCGCAGCGATGTCGTAGCGGTCGAGCACGGCACCAGCGCCACCACGGAAGGAGTAGATGTACCGCCCGTTCAGGATGGCGGACTCGTTCGTCCACGCTGCGTCGGTGGCTTCCCAGATCCAGTGCCCACTCATCCCGACTGCCGGGGCAGCGGCACGGGCAGCGGTTGGCGACAGTGTCGTCCAGGTGCCTGCAGAGATGGAGTAGCGGAACAACGTGACCGCCGCCGAGCCCATGTAGTAGATGAAGTCGTCGTTGCCCTCGATGGAGTAGACCGAGGTGGCGTCGGGGTTCGTCGTCCATGCCGCCGAGGTGGTGAGCACCGTGGCGGTGTTGCTGGCGATGGTGCGGATCTGACCGGCGCCCGTGCCCGACACGATGCGGACCTGCGAGTTTGCCCACTGGTTCACGGTCCAGGTCTTGGCCGAGTTCGTCAGCGTCGATGCGCCGCCTGCCGTGGCGGTGCCGGTGGCGAACGCGGCGTAGCCCTCGCCCTGCCACGACGGCGTGGCGATCAACTTGGAGTCGGTGCCGATCACTGCCGCCGGTGCGACGCCGTCGGTGGCGCCCGTCTCGGCTGCGCCCCAGGTGTTGAGGGCGAAGTCGTAGAACTTGAACACGTTGGCCGTGGTGGTGCCCGACGCCGTGATGGCGTTCAGGACGTACCAGCGGGGCGTCAGGAGTCGGAACGTGGTTGACGCCGTGAACGCCGACGCCTGCACCGGGACGGTGATGACCGAGGTGGCGCCGACCGTGTTCGACGAGATCGCCAGCGTCGCGCCAGCGTTCGGGCCGCCGGTGATGTGGATGCTGTAGCCACGCAGGTTACGGGCCAGGGTGAGGTTCGTCGTGATCGTCGAGGTCGTGCCAGCGGTCGCCGTGCCGCTCGGGCCGACCGAAGTGGCCGTGCCGCACGCACCGACGGCGAACGTGCCGGCGAGAGCGCCGGACGGGATCTGCACCCATGCGTCTTCTTGCGCCGAATAGAGGTACTGCACCGTCGCGCTGGCCACGTACAACTGCTGCTGGCGGTCGTGGCGTGACGAGGCGATGAACGAGCCCGCCACGGTCGCCGTGGGGGCAGGGGTGCAGAACTCCCACCGCTTCAGGTCGAGAATCTTGCGGTTGCCGTTAGTGGTGGGCATCAGGTCACGCTCACGTTTCGTCGCAGGGAGTCGGCACCGAGGCGCATCAGCGCCGGGATCTGCTCGAAGGCTGGAAGGCCGCCGATCTGTGTCTGGTTCGTCAGCGTCGTCAGCGTGGTCAGCGTGGTGATCGCTGCGATGGTTGTGATCGCTTCGACGTTGACACGCAGTCGGCCGGCGGTGTCGGGCATCGCCTGGCCGACCGAGCGGGTGAGCGCCTGAATCGCCATACGCGTCGCCTCGAGCACCTCAAGAAGTTCTCCCGTGGTGATCGTGGCGGGCATCGGGTTGGCCTCGGACACGTCGACGGCGGTGCCGTCGTCACCGATGCCGAGCTTGACGCGCTGGTGAAGCACGCCGCCGATCTCGTCGGCGGCGACGGTTGCCCCGGTTCCTGGGGTATAGCCAACGTTGTCGGCCATCAGTCCTCCTCGACCATCTCAGCCGAGATGATGCGGCCGTCCTTGTCGCGCTTGAAGGTGACCTTCTTGCGCTCGGGCCCGTCGGACTCGGCAGCGGGCAGCAGTTCGAGTTGCACCGGGGGCACATTCACGACGACCTCGGCCGGAGCGACATTGACCACCGGGGCAGCGACGTCGACCTGCACCGGCGTCGGATCGACCGTGACGTTCACGATCGGGGCAGGCACATTGACCACCGGAGCCGGGATGATGATCGGCTCCTGGCGCATCTGCACGTCGATCGAGTCGGGCAGATGGAAATGCATCTCCGGCGCCGTGGTGCGCTCCTCGACGAGCGGCACCAGCATCTCCGAACGGGCAGGCTGATCACCCGACCCGGGAGGCTGCAACTGCACACTGAACAGGCCCGAATGAGCCGCAGCGAGACCGTCGAAGTTGCCGTCGACCGCCGCCGACACCGCCGCCGACGGCGTGAAACCAGCGTCGACCAGTTGGCGAATCGTGCGGGCATGCGCCTCACGAATCGCCGCATCGTCGGCGACGTCCTCCTGCAAGAACGCCACGTCGGAAGCGTCGAACCACAGCCGTGCACCCGCGGGCGGGCGCACCAGTGTCGCCAGAGCGGTCGCAGCGCTGCGCCAGTTCGGGCGCATCGTGCCATCGGCGAACCGGCGGCGCGCCTGGCCGTAGTTGCCCTCGTTCAGCGACGAACCGGACAGGCCTTCGCTGAGGCCGACGATCACCGGCGGCACACCAGCAGCAGCAGCGATCCGAGTCTCACCCGCACCCTGCACCGCCTTCACGGCGAGCTGCTCGAAGTTGGAGCCGACGACCTTCACGTCGGCACCGCCGCCGAGGGCGAGCGTCTTGCCGGCGTTCGCCGTGCCTGCAGCCTTCGACCGGATCACCTCGGTGAGACGCTTGAACGTCTCCGGCGACACCGACGGATCGAACGAGATAACGAGGTTCGGCGTCGCCTGGTTGTCGAGGAATGACTGCTTGAAGTCTTGGATCGACGTGTCGATGTCCACGTCGGGCAGCACCGCCGACAGCCACGACATGCCCCGGAACTGGGCCCGAGGATCGGGCAGCGGCGCGAAGTGCGCCACCTCCTCTAGGTCGAGCAGCACCGGCTCGCTCTTGTCGTCCTCGGTGTAGACGTACCCGGCCTTGCGCATCCCGATCACACCGCCGAAGCGGTGCTCGACCGGCTCGAGCATGATCGTCACGCACTCCGGGCGCAGGCGCTGCAACTGCAGGCCGTCCGTGCGCACCAGCGAACCGGCGCTGATCCAGTACGAGTTGCCGCAGATCGTCGCGTCCTGCTCCATGCGTGCCAGCAGGTCGTCGGTCGCAGCACCCGGCCACGGCGACTCCAGCGGCGACAGCTCGGCGTTGCCGAACAGTCGGCGGCTGGCAAGATCCTGCCAGCGGAAGGTGACCTCACTGAACACCTGCATGCGCACCGCTGCGCACGCGAACGCCACGCCCGAGGTGCCGTACGCCTGGCGGGTCATGCCTGCCAGGGTGCGCTCGGTGTGCTCGCGAGACTTCGGCTGCTGCGAGAACCACGGCAACCACGGCTCGATGAGCTTCGTGTACTCGGCGAAACTGATCTGGCTGCGCTCGGCCTCGACCTCGGCAGGCTTGCGGGTGCGGAACAGCAGACTCACAGCCCGGCCCGCCAAGCGAACACCATGCCGAGCAGACCGCCGACGATCCAGCCGGCAGCACCGGCAACCATCGCAGCGCCGATGACCAGCGCGGCCGCCGAAGCGATCTCCACTGCCGAGGTGATGCGCTTGTCCATCGTCACCTCACAGGTCGATCAGCGAGGCCCAAGCCTCGGATTCGGGGGCAGCCGGTGCGTTCCATGCGCCGAGAGCGAGTGTCGCGGCGACGAGTGGTGTGATGTCCACCGTCGACGCCTTCTGCGACCAGGCCCACGCCTCACCGACGGAGCGGATGTCGGCGCCGACCACGGCAGCGTCGAGTGGTTGGTCGCCGAAGTGGCGCACCTTGGCGTTGCCGACGGCGTCCTGCAGAGCAGCGCATGAGCGCAGATAGTCGGCCGTGGTCGACTCGGTGACCGGCACACCGGCACGCTTGATCTCGTCGATCACGCCCACCGACGGCGAACGAGGGTCGATCACGATCGGCACGCCGACCGCCTGGTGAGCGGCCTGCACCTCGGCAACGAGCCACGCAGTGCCCGGCTCCCGCCGGATCAGCTCGACGTACGGCAGACCGTCGGCGCACGCACCGACAGCAGCCACCGACGACCACTGGCCGCCAGGCCCGACCGCCACCGCCACCGACGTCGGCGGCTTGTCCAACTTCGACTTCGTTGCACGACACGCCTCCCAGCCGGGAAGGTGTGCGTGCGCACCGTCGTCGGCGACCACGATGCCGAGCCGCTCGAGGGCGAACCCTTCGGGCGACATCTGCACCAGCTCGGTACCGGCGATCCAGTCCTCGCTGATGCGGATACCGAGACCGGGATTCGCTTCGTACCACGCGTCACGGTCACGCAGGTCGGTGCCGACCTCGCACGACCACTCGGCGAAGAACATCCGGGGCGACTCGCCGGCCATGCCCTGACGGCGCAGGCGGTGTAGCACCACCGACTCCGGCAACGGACCAGACGACGTGTAGATCAGTTGCGGCGGGTCGGCACGCATCGACTGCGCAGACATCGCCGGGAGGATCGACTGCACCTGCTCGTCGAGCAGGAACAGCGCCTCGTCGAACACCACCCGGGTCGGCGAACCACCACGGGCCGTCTTGCGGCCGCGGGTGATGAACTCCAGCCGGGCGCCGGTGTCCCGACGCTGCAGCGCCTCCTTGCCGTTGGCGAAGTAGGCGTGCGTGACCTCGTCGAGGTCGGGGTTCGATCGCACCAGCGCCACCATGCGCTGCATGTGATCGGCGGCCGTCTTGGCCAGGTGAGCCGTGTGCAGGATGCGAGGCTCGTCGAGCACGTAGAAGGCGTAGAGTTCCAGCGCCTCGAGCACGGCGTTCTTGCCGTTCTGGCGGGGCAGGATCAGCAGCACCGTCGTGGCCAACGCCCGACCCGCTGCGTCCTCGCCGAGCATCTTGTCCAGGCACCACGCCTGCCAGTCGTCGAGCACCAGGCCGCACGCAGCGGCGAAGTCGACGGCGTCCTGTCCGGCGCTACTGACCTGACCCGGAGGCAGGTGCTGGAGTCTCGGCCGCTGAGCGCCGACGCGCTGCACGACGCTGCTTGAGCTCATCGGTGAGTGACTGCCTCTCGACGGGCTCCGGCAACGCCGCCAGATCGGCCAGCGTCGCCCGCAACTGCCCTGCCAGTTGCGGGAGCATGTTGTCGCTGCACGCCTCGATCGCAGCGGTGAGCTGGTCACGCAGCCGCTCCAGGCGTAGGCGGCGATCGTCGTCGGTCACCACCAGCGAGTTCCCTTCGGGTTGCGGGCCAGATTGCCAGCCATCGCACCGGCCCGCTGGTTGCAGGTCGAGTGCTCAGGCATCAGTGGCGCCGAGTTGTCACCGTCGACCGTGTGGCCGGCGTGCCAGGTGACCCGCTTCCACGGCACCAGGCGCTGCTCCTCGGCCAGCGTGCGACCGCACCGCCAACAGCGGGTGCCGAGATCGGCGTAGGCCCGCTCGCGAACCAGGCGGGCGCGCTTGTCGTACGACCCGGCGTAGTGGATGCGGTCCTTTGCGGGCATCGTCATGCACCTCCATGCATGCATTCATGCATGTTCATGCACCGATCATGCACCCCCGGTGAGCCTCGGAGAGAGAGACGAGAAGCGGCGGGGTGCTCTAGCAGGCGTTTCGCGTACGTGAACGCCCCGCCCCCTCCCCTTCATGCATGGCGACTGCATGGTCATGCATATATGCATGCAAGACCGATGCATGGCCCCGACAACGGCAACGCCCGCCGGTGCTGCTGCACACGACGGGCGACTTACACCAAGACTACAGGTTTCTGGTTTCATTGTCCAACATCGACGCAGGTCAGCGACCAGGTTTCATCGAGCATCGACGACATCCCGAACCGCCAGCCCCTCACCGATGCGCCAGCGCCGCTCACGCTGGTAGCACGCCGAGCACAGCCCAGCCTTCGCCGGGATCTCCTCGCAGGTCGGGTCGCCCCACTCCATGCCGCCGTCACGGCCGGGCAGCGAATCGCGACACCGTGACACAGCGATCGGCGCACGCAGGCCGATGGCCCGGTCGATCATGTGCGCCAAGGCGCCGATCATCTCAATGACCGCTTGGGCGTCCTCGCGCAACGTGTCAAGCTCGGTCGAGAAGTGCACCCGGCTGGCGGCGACCCGCTCGACGGCGGTGAGCGCCTCGACGTCGCTGCCGGCGCCACGGGTGATACCGGCGCCGCTAGTGTGGTCGGGCATACCGTCAAGCACGAGCAGCTCGCGGGCGAGGTGGCCGAGCGCCGACGGGTACGACGACGCCAGGCGGTCGAGCAGGGTGGCGGCTGCAGCGAGTTGGACGTCGATACGGGTGCGGGTCATGGGTTGGCCTTTCATCGTCAGAGGTGGGGACAGCGGTAAGCGGTTCATCGTCAGAAGTGATCCATCGATGGGACGGGCGAGGCGGCTGCGCGGGGCTGCGGGGCTGTTTCGCCTCGCTGGCCGACCGTTTCGCGACCGAGGTCGTCCGCGCGGGGCTGCGGGGCTTGCGGGGCTGTTTCGCCACGCTGGCCGACAATTTCTGGCGCAGCGCTCACGCCACCCTGTGGATAACTTTTTTCGCGTGGGGTAGGGGGTTCAAGCCCCGCAAGCCCCGCGTCTTTCGCGTCATCCCTGCTCACAGCGTCGCCCTCGCGCGGGGCTTCAGCAAGCCCCGCGCTCTGCATGGCGACCGAACGCTTCGTCACCGAGTAGATGACGACTCGTCGCCGGTCGCGAGGCATCTCGACAAGGTGCATCCCGCTCGCCCCGTAGTGCCGTCCGGTGCGCTTGCGGAGCGCCTGGCCGAGCCGCTGAGTGAACGATCCCTTGCCCCACTCCCCCGCGAGTTCGTCGGGAAGCGACTCGAGGATGCGGTCCCCGGTGTACGGGTCGCGCATCTTGGCCACCAGGTCGCCGACGCTGAGCGACTCCTCGCCGACCTGATCGAACCAGGCGCCGAGGAACGCTTCCCATGCCCCCGCTTCACGGTCGGCCGATGCGTGGAAGTCGGCAAGGTTGCCGAGGAAGTCCTTCACCCCGGCGTGATCGAGGATGCCGCCGACGGTGCGCACCCAGCGCGAGTAGTCGCCCATCGCTGGTGCGTTGGTCGCCATCGGCCGACCAGCCACCCACCATGACCGGATGATGGTGCACAGCGCATGCAGCAGTTCGCCACGGTTGTCGCTCACCCAGCCACCGAGGTCGGCGTGCTTGAAGCCGGTACGCAGCCACGGCGACGCCTGGCGGGCGTCGAGCCGGATGCGGTAGCAGCGTCGTGCGAGGTCGCCGCCGACGTCGATGTTGTTGCCCGTGCAGGCCCAGGTCGCCCGGTTCGGCACGGTCACCATCTCGGATCGGCCGAGCACTCGGCCCTGCCATGAGTCCGCGGTGAGCACCGCGGCGAGCGTGGGGCTCTTGATGACGCCCTCGACGTTGTCGAAGATCAGCATCGTCGATCCCGCCATGAGTGCAGCCGTGACCTTCTTCTCCAGCTCTTCGTCGCCGGTCGGCCACGCCATCAGCGCAGCGGCCCGGCCGATGGTGATGATCGCCGCCACCTTGACCAGCAGCCCCTTGCCGGTGCCCGGCTCTGGTGCGTCGACGAGCGCCATCGGCACCTGGCCGACGATGGCTCGCACCAGCGGCGTCAGGAACAGCGCCCAAGCATTGGCCCGGTCGGCGGTCGAGTCCCACGGGAAGTCGCACAGCGTCTCGTCGATCAGCGCCACTGCCGCGGCGAGTTCCGCGGCCGTCGGTTCGTCGCTCACGCCCGGGTACGGCTTGCCTCGGTGCCAGTGGAACAGCCGGGTCGAGCCGTCGTAGCCGTGGCCGATCTGGAACGTGCCGTCGGGGCGTAGCACCGGCAGTTCGACGACACCGGCAAGGGCAGGCATGTCCCACGCGCCCGAGGCAACGATGGACGCCGCCACATCGCCCGGCGGTGACGTGCTCGAATGGTCGCCGTCCTTGTTGACCCGGTACCAGTTGGCGGCGTGGGCGAGTTGCAGCCTGACGTGCTCGGGGCGCAACGCTTCGATGAGCGGCCGGTCATCTTCGTCTTGGCGCAGCCGGCACAACTGCCCGGCGCGAACGAACACGGCCGGCGGGTCGTTGGCTTCCTGCAGGGCGAGCATCGCTTCGGCGACGACCTCGTCGTGCTGGCGGCCGTTGTGCACGATCCCGCGCCGCGGGCGTCGGCCCTCGACTTCGGCCCTGGGGTCGGTGAACGGGTCGCCGAGGTCGATGCGCTGCTTCTCGCCGTGCTCCTTGGCGGCCTGGTAGAAGTCGCCGCCGTGCTCCATCGCCACATGAAAGCCCCACAGGGTGACCATCTCGGTGGCGGTGAACGGTGCCCAGTTCGACGAGAACACCTTGAGGCATTCGGTGCCGCCGTAGTACAGGCTCGCCGATGCGCCGTCCTTCGGGCTCTTGCCCGGCCGGGTCCATAGCTCGTAGTAGCCGCCACCGCTGTCGGTGTGCTGCGAGTGCAGCGTCGCCCCGTACCTGGTGAGTTCGTCGGCCCAGGTGGTGTTCTGCGCCCAGATGTCGCCGGGCTTCATCTCGCCGTCGATGCGGGCGATCCGCTCGCGCCGGGCTTCGTTGTTGCCGACCGGGGCCTGCAGCAGGTCGATCAGCCACTGCGGTGCGTCGGCGACGGCCTGGCCCGACATCGGGTCGTGCTCGATGTCCCACTGGTAGGCCTGGCCGGTGGTGGGGTGGATCGTCGGGGCGGCCAAGACCTGGCCGTTGATGCCACGCACGTCGATGCCGACGCCGAGCACGCCGCTCGCCGAGTTGTGGATCTCGCCCGTCTCCGGCCAGCGAAGGTAGATGTGGCGACCGTTGCCACCCGTGATCGCTTCGACGGTGTCGGGCAGTCGGCCGTACCGGGCCTCGAGCGCCACCAGCGAATCGTCGCCACCGTCGCGCGGGTCGATGTCGATGACGAACAGGCCCGAGGCTGGCCCGGTGGCGATACCGACGCCGTGGGTCGGGTTGGCGGCGTAGTAGCGCCGAATCCGCTCGGGGTCGGTGGTGGCCTTCGTCTCCCATTCGGCGATGCCCTTGGGGTACTTGTAGCCGGTGGGGATCGGCACGACTCGCCAACCGTTGGCGGCGTACCAGAGTGCGTGATCGAGTGTGGTCATGCTGCATTCGCCTTGTTCTGTCGGTGCGAGGTGTGCACCGTTCCGTTCATCAGTGCGCACGGGACGCAGTCGGACTTGCAGCCACCGCGGTCGCCCCAGCGGGTCGACGTGCAGTCGCCGCAAGAGCAGCGCATTCCCTGCAGCTTCGACCAGTCGGTGAAGTCGGCCGCCGGAAGCGGCGTGATCGTTGCGACCAGATCGACCCTGGCCAGCCTCTCTATCTCCAGGCGGCGATGCTGTGCGGCTTCGAGCCTTGCCCGGACCTCCATCTTGAGGCGGCTGGCCTGTTCTTCCTCAAGCCTTGCTGCCTGCATCTCCATCTCAAGGCGCTGAGCCTGTTCGACCTCAAGCCTTGCGTCACGCAGACGCTCCTCGTGCCGACCCTGGTGCAGTTCCTTGGTGGCCCACTCCACCGCCGGCCGATGGCACGTCTGATGCAAACTCATCCACGTTTCGACGTCCATCAGTTGCGCAGCGAACCGCTTGGCCTGGTGACGTTCACCGACGGTCTGCATCAGCGGCGGGGCGCCGAACACGGCACCGGCACTGACCACCTTCACGAACTCGAGCAGGTCGGAGGCGACGCGCGTGCGCCAGCCCGAGTAGGCCGTCGGCCGTTCGGTGCAGTCCCGCTTCATCGCGTCGAGACGCCACACGCCGTCGGTGCCGCAGTCCAGGTAGATCGGTCGCTGGTGCGCCAGCAGGGCGCGCCGGGGCATCGCCCAGCGGAACACGTGCGGCGCGCTCGGGTTCGTGATGTTGAACCACTCGTGCGCGTACCTGGCGTCGTAGATCCAGCACATGTCGCCGTAGGTCGCTTCGCGTGACGTGATCGCCTCCTCGGACATCACCTTCGTCTGCGCCTCGACGACCCGGCCGTCGGCCAGGACGACGTCGGCGCGATGCAAGCGGCCGTTGGCGGCGATGTAGCCGGGCACCTCGGGCTGGGCGCCGAAGTGTTCGAACAGCATCTTCACTTCCTTGTGCCAGTCGCCTTCGCTGTTCTCGGTGTCGGCGACGGGGCAGTCGCTGCCTGGCTCGTGCGCCCAGTGCGAAACGACCTGGCCGTTGCCGGGCTTCGCGATCATCAGGCAGCCCTTGTAGCAGCGGCCCCTCATCCCGAGTTCCGTTGCGGCGACGAGCTCGCCCTCGACGAGTGCGTAGTGGGCCATCAGGGGGCCACCGCTTCGTCGTCGACGACAGCGTCAGGTACAGTGCTCATTGGTTACGTCCTTCCATGACGTGATCCAGGCCCCCGACCGTCGCAAGCGGTGCGGGGGCCATCTGGTTTTCGGGTAACGCACTGGTGACCCTAAGGGCGGCGTCAGCAAAACCGGACAGGGATCTGCGGATCTGCTCACTCACGCTGCACCCCCGAACAGGTCGAGTTGGCCGGGTGTCTCCGGCCGGGTGCCGAACAGTGCTTTGCGCACCTCGGCGTACCTGGATGGGTAGAGGGCGTGGTTGCGTTCGTCGATGTCGATGCCGATGGCGTCGCGGCCGTGGCAGTCAGCAACAGCGAGGGTGGTGCCGGTGCCTGCGAACGGGTCGAGTACGACGCCGGGCCGGTAGTTGTCGTGGCCGCAGTCGGTCCAGCCGAGAGTGACGGGCGACGAGTTGGCGCGTCCATGCTTGAACGTCGGGTCAGCGCCCGCGCCGTTGACACCGACGTGACCCACCCGCTCGGTCTGGTTGTTCGTCGCCTGGAGTTTGATGTAGTCCATGCGCTCAACCCGCCGCCGCGGCTCGCCGCACACGTTGCACACCTCGGCCGGGCACATCGACAGCACCAGCCGCTCGGCCAGTTTCGCCGGCCACATGGCGTAGTGGGCGAGGCTCGACGGCTGCGTGGTCATCGTCCAGGTGTCGTGCTCGTCGAACCAGGCGTCGAGCGGCGGGGCACCAGCGGGGTTTCGGTCCATGCCGACTGTGCCGTTTCGTGCCTTGCCGAGATCGCCGTTGCGCTCGAACTCGGTAGCGCCTCGCTGTGATGGCTTCGGATCGGGACCCGGGGCACGCACCGCCGTCAGGTCGAACCACCGCTTCGGTGACCGGGTGGCGACGGTGATGTACGACGTGGACGGCCGGTACTTGTCGCCCAACGCGCCGACCGCCGGGTTCGGGCGATGCCAGACGATCATGTTGCGCACCAGCCACTGCCCGGCGGGTGACGGTTCGCCGGTGAGCAGGTTGCGGCCGTAGGCGAGGCTGGCGGCGTAGAGCTGCGGCACGAGTGCGAGGCACTTCGGGCGGGGCCAGGTTGATCCACGGCCAGAGCGCGCCGGTCTGTCGTTGTCTGCCCCGCCCAATCGTGCCCGCTTGGCTGCACTCCCGCTGAACACCTGCTGGCCTTCACGCAGCCCGCCCGGGTTGTAGTCGCCACCTCCACCACCGGAACCGGCGAACGTATCCCCAAGCTCAATGGCGATGCTGCCCCACGGTGCGAGCACCCGGCCCCACTCGGCGGTCAGTGTCAGCAGCGTGTCGAGGAACGTCGCCGGGTCGGGTTCGCTACCGATCTCGGCGTGCTTCATCGGGTGATCGGCGGGCAGGTATGACCGTAGGGCGATGAACGGTGGCGAGCACGCCACCAGTGACACGCTGCCGTCTGCGATGGTGGCGGTCTGCTCTCGCGTGTCGCCGACTAGGTATTGGACACTCACGCCGCTCCCCTTCCCTCGTTCTTGCGTCGCGCCCGGTAGTCCCGTCGCGCCTCGTTCACTGCCTGCTTGCACGGCCGGCACGCCTCCTCGCCGTTGCGGTGGTGCCGCCAGTACCCGGCGGCGGTCCCGCAGGCGTCGCCGCCGTGGCGGTACTTGCGCCGCTGCCCTGGTGTCATGCCGCCGACGACCATGACCGGCGACGGGTCGTCGGGTTGGCGCAGCACCCACGCCCGGCACCGGTCGAGGTGCTGGCAGTCGGCGCAGATGGCGAGGCCGGCCCGTTCCTGTCTGGCGCGCTGGTGCTGCGGCCGCCACGGGTCGACGCACATCTCGTCGCCACGGTCAGTGCAGGCGAGCTGCGCACGCAGTTCGGCCCAGTTCATGGCTGGCCCCTTCGCCACCAGCGGCGCTTGGGGGTCCACTCATCAGAGAAGCGCTCAGGTGACATCGGCGCTGGCCGCACCGCCAGTTCACCGTGCGCCGCCGCCATGTTCGCCCACTCGGCAAGCGTCAGTTGATGTGGCCCATTCGGGCACATCACGCGCCCCGGGACGAGGCGCCGAACGCCGGCCCTGGTGCTCACGTCAACCCAATCGACCGCACCGGTGGCGCCGCATACGGAACACCGCCGGTCGCCGTCGTCGCTATACACCTCGATGTGATGGAAGGTGCCACTCATGCCGCCCTGCCCTGCTTGCGCTCCCGCTCGGCGTTGTAGGCGGCGTGCGCCTCACGGCACGATTGGCAAGGCTGTTCGCCTCGGTAGCGGTGGGCGTTGTACCCCGCATCGGTGCCGTGGTTGATCGGCTTGAGCGTCGTGCCCGGCTTCGGTCCCTTGCGGCCACCCGCCCGCCGCTGCCTCTCCTGCCGCAACTGCCGACCGGACAGGCCGCCCCAGATGCCCTCTGTCTCGCCGACCTCGATGGCAAACTCCAGGCACTGCTCGGCCACCGGACAGGCGGCGCACACCGCCTGGGCGTTGCGAGCGGTGAACGAGTCGCCCCGCTTGGGGAAGAACAGGGCCGGGTCGAGCCCACGGCAGGCAGCGAGGGGGCGCCAGTCGGCGGGAACAGTCCCGATTTGGTGCTGTTCGCTCACGGCTGGGCTCCCAGCACCCACTCACCGAGGATGATCTTGATGACGTCCAACTGCTGGCGGTCCCGAGCGAGCAGGGCTGGCACTCGCTTAGCCCAAGAGTCGTGTTCCCACTTCTTGGCCGTAGGCGGGTATGACGCTGCTTTCTCGTAGAACCAGCCACACCCGTCCGTGTGGTTACGCGTGCACTCACGTTCGTGGTAGTAGTCAGCTAGGCGTTCGATCTGTTGCGGCGTCAACTCGGAACCAATGCGCTGCTCACCGCTCACGACGGGCCTTCCTCGGGGTGGAGTAGGCGTGCGGTCAGGCAGGGCCACACATCGGCGCATAGTTCGCACCAACCTTCGTCGTATCGCCCGTGAACTCTCGGCTTGTGCAGGGCGTCACCGCTCACGACGTGCCTCCCGCCATGCGATGAAGCAAAGCACTGCGCAGCAGACGGCTTCGGCGGCGATGAAACCGAAGAGGAATCCACGCTGCCAGTCAGTCACGACGGCCCTCCCGCCATGCGCTCGACGATGGCGTCGCACAGCGCCTCGGCCAGTTCGTGGATACGCAAGTAGGGGTCGTCGTAATCCCGACGAATCCACGCGCTACCGGCGTAGGTGAACGGGTGCCAGCGCTGGTGCAGCACCTCGTCGATGACGGGGTACAACTCATCCTTCGTCACTCCCCTACCTCCTTGTTCTTCTCGTTCCTCAAGTGCTCGGCCAGCACGCCGTCGAGCACGGTCATGCCGCCGAGGTCGGCGGCGTCGTCGACCTGGCGTCGCCGCCTGATCGGTCCCTGGGTGAGCGGCCGACCCTTGGCGGCGACGAGTTCGTCGTGCTCGTCGCGGGTGATGCCGGTCGCCGGGATCGGTGTCGGATCGGGGGTCACAGCGGTAACACCTCCTGCGCCATGCGGCGGGCAGCGATCTCGCAGTACCGCTCGTCGACCTCGATGCCGATGGCCTTGTGTCCGGCGTACTTGGCGGCGACAAGAGTCGACCCGCTCCCCATGAATGGGTCGAGCACGGTGAGCTGATCGCCATTGACCACGGCAAGAATGTGTGTCAAGAGTTCGACTGGCTTCTGCGTGACGTGCTGGCGCTCAGACGACGACACGGTTGGCACCTGGATCAGCGCCGATGGGTAGACGTCGCCACCGTTCGGCGCGCCGTTGGTGGCCCACACGACGAACTCGATGTGGTTGCGGAACCGGCCCTTGACGGGGCGCCCTACGCCCTTGTCCCACACAAGCACGCCACGCCATGTCCAGCCGCCAAGCTGCACGGCGTCAGTGCTCACCGGCAGTTGGCGCCAGTCGGTGAACATGAAGCAGCTACCACCTGGAACGGTGCAGCGCATGGCCTGGAACTGCCACGCGCCGACCCACGACAAGAACGCTCGCTGGTCGCGACTGTCGCCGCCGAATGAGCCGTATTCGGCGGTCGGTGTGCGACTTGACCCGTCGGCGTTCTGTGACCATCCTCGGTACTTGTTGGCCGGGTCGATCTGCCGATCGCTGCGGAACATGCCGCCCGACGAGTACGGCGGATCGACAAGAACAGCATCGACACACTCACTCGGCAGGGAGCGCAGCACGTCGCACGCTTCCCCGTGGTAGATCGTCACGGCGTCGTCCTCGTAGTACGGGGTCACCCCAGCCCCCTCATCCACCAGTGAGCGAGCAGCGCAGCGTCGGCCCGCCCGTCGTCCTTGACGCGGTCGAACAGATTGTCGAGCGGCCACAGCCGCTGCGCCGCCAGACGGTGCGCACCCTTGTCACTGCCGACGCCGAGGTCTTTCGTCCACCGTTGCGGCGTGACGTAGGTGACGGGCCGGTCGAGCCCGGCGAGCACACCCTCAATGACACCGCAGCCACGACCGAACGAGAACGCCGACGTGGCGCCGGAACCCTGCACGCCCTGCACGTCCTCGACGACGACCATGACGGCCGGGCCGATGTCGACGAGCAGGTCGCGCAGGTGCCGAGCCGAGATGCGTCGCTTGCCACGCACCTCGATCGTCGGCATGTCCCAAACGAGCACCTCGTTGGCGGCGGAGACGACAGCGATGGCGCCGGCGACGCCAGGGTCGATGCCGATGGTGAGGGTCATGGCCGTTGTCCTTCACGTAGCCACTGGCCCTCAGCCCACCGCCGAACCCA